GTACGCCTCCACGTCCACGTCGGCGGCCAGGTCCGGGTAGTCGGCGCGGATCTGGTCCGCTACCTTGTGCGCGGCGTCGGTGGCCGCGCGGCCCAGGTCTCCCTTGAGGAGCTGGCTCACACCCTTACGGTCCAGCCGAAACGATGGTGTCTTGGCCACGTCTACCCCTTGCCCGAGCTACAGAAGACCTCAAGGCCCCGGCGGCCAGAGTACGGGCTCCGCCAGTCCTGGACCACGATGTCACAGAGGGTGCCGCGGACCCGGAGCTTGTCTCCCTCACGGAGATCCTTGGCCGGGAAAAAGTAGACCGTGAACGCCACCTTGGCACCGTTCCGGCCGCGGTCCTTGTTGTTGGTGGAGGCTCCCGGCGCGACGGCCGAGGCCCAGAGAGTCTTGTCCGGCTCGGGAGGTACCGGGTCATCGTTCTCATCCCGGCGGGCTCCGCGGACTCGGGTCACGCGCTCCATGGCAACGCGTACCTCCCGAGCGTGGTGGCCGCGTCTCCGATCCAGGCCCCCGCGCTGCTCTGCCACTGGAACGGTCCCATGACCTCGGGGATACCGAGCGGGTTGGCCGCCGCCGTGGCCACGGCGGTGCCGATGGCCTTGAGGAGGTCGGCAAAGTCGGCGCTGGTGAGGTCATACCCGTGGTTCATCTCCACGGTGATCCCCTGCCAGCGGGTGGTCCAGCAACCGCCGAGACGCTTGAGGTCTCCGGTCTTGGACCATTCGTAATCCGTCCACTCCTCCAGCTCACGGCCGCGCTCGGTGACCGAGGTGATGGAGTTGACATGGAGGGAGGGGAGCGTGAGAACCTCGCCCCCCTCACCGTCCACTGTGAGAGTGTCGCCCACCGCCGGGAAGATGTGCCAGTGCGCGGTGTTGCGCGCGTAGCTCACGGCCGCGTCAATGGCGCTCTGGATGTTCGGCGTGTCCGGGTCGATGAGATCCGTTACCGACGCCAGAACGGCCGCGGTGATTCCATGCGGTGGGTAGGCCACTATCCTGCCTTGTTCTCCGGTGCGGGCTTGGCCTTGGTCGTCGGTGCCTTGGCGGCCTTGACCTCGGTAGCGCCAACGGTCTCGGCGTACTCACTGGTCATCTGGGCGATGTGGACGATACCGCCCACCTCGTACTCGTACAGTTTAAGGGCCATCGTGTTCTCCTTGCTCGGCCGGGTTGGGTAACACCGATGGTAGACGGGCTCACTCCCACCAGGGAGTGGACCCGCCTACCAGTTGGTTACGGGGTGGCCAGTCCGACCTTGACGAACGCCGCCGGGTAGCGGACGGCCAGAGCCAGACGCTCCTCCGCGCGGACGGTCACCTTGTTGGTGGTGAAGTTGTCCGCGTGGCTGTTCGATGCCTCCACTCGGACGCCACCCTTACGGTAGACGGTCGCACCGACGCGGAACGCGCCTACGAGGACCTCACCCTGGGTAGCTGCCGTGGTGACGACGGTCTGGAGGCCCCAGAGGTTGGGGTTGTCCTGGACCGTTCCCTGGCCGTACTGGCCCTGGAAGTAGCCGCCACCAAAGTACTGGCCGTTGCCGTCCTTGCTCAAGCGGAAGTTCTGGTAATCCAGCGGGTGGATGACCAGAGCGTCGGCCGTGAGGCTGGTAGCGGTGGAGACCTTGGTCATGGCCTGGAACACCGCGTCCGCGTTGCCGTCCACGGTTGCCGGAGCGGCCTGGACCTGGACGCCGACACGGTTGATGAGGCCCTGGAGGTTCTGGCCGGAGCCGTCACCCTTGAGGAGCTGGGCCTCCTCAAACATCTGGAGCTGGTACAGGAGGCGGGTGTCAATTTCCGACTTGAGAAAACCGAGGTCCTCAATGAACTCGTCGGTCATGTCAATCCAACCGGCGATCTTCTTGAGCGCGTCCACCACCGCGGTCGGGTTGTCGAACGAGATCTGTGGCTTGGCCGCGCCCTCGGCCACGGTGGTGAATCCACCTTGCATTCCCGCCTCAACAAAGTACGAGATGGCGTTACCCGTGATCGATCCCGAGCCCATGAGGCTGGCGATGGTCGGACGCTCACGACGGGCCTGGACAATGGTCCGGTCATAGTCGGTGAGGATCGGGACGCCAGCGGGCCACGTGGTGGTCTGGGTGGCCGGTGCCTTGTACTCACCGGCGTCCAGCTTGCCTCCACGCATGCCGAGAACGCTCACGTTCTCGCCCACGCTCTTGATGAAGTGGTCACCCATGCTCTTGGCGGACTCGGGTCCGGGACCCTTGCCGCTGCCGTCGCCCTTGATCTCCTGGCCGTCGTCGGGAGCGCCGAGGCCCTCCAGAGCGGACTTGATCTCCGAGTCCTTGGCGATGTCGGCCAGGTCCTTGTCGATCCCCTTGACCTGGTCGATGAGGCCCTGGAGCTTGGTCCGATCCGCGGCCGAGAGTTCCTCGCCCTTGGACTTGCGAGACGCCACCAGGTCATTGGCCTCCTTGACCAATGCGGCGCGCTTTTCCTTGAGATTCACGTTGTGATTCCTCCGGTAGATGGTGCCGGAGGCCCCGATGGTTACTCCGGCGAATCCAGCTCTAGGAGCTGGATCTCAGTAACCAAGGGATCGGACGGGCTTGGGCTGGTCTTGCTCGGCGGAGCCTGAATCCCGAGGTGCTTGAACAGGGCCTCCACGGCCTCAATGGCCGCAGTTGCCACAAGCTCCTTGAGTTCCGACTCCCCGAGGGACGGGCCGGTACCGCTGGACACGCCTTGCGTCGTGGCCGACGTTACACCCTTGCCCTTGGTCTTGTCGTCATCGTCGTCATCATCGTCCGGCGTGTCCGAGGCCGTGGGGTCATCGTCGTCCGGCGGTGGCGTGTCCGAATCGTCCCCGGCGTCGGGCTCACCGTCGTCATCGTCGTCCGCCTTGGCCGGGAGAACCATCTCCAGCGCGTCCTTGGCCGCCGAGATCCCCTCCAGCGCGGAGCGGATACTGGACTCATTGGCCTTGGACAGGGTCCGGCCAGCCTTGAGTCCCTCGGCCACCGCAGTCATCCCGACCTCCGCGGCCTTGATGGCCAGGACCTCGGTCTCCGAGTTCGCGCCGATGGGCACCACGGAGCACTCATAGAGCTTGAGTTCCTGGAGTTCACGGAACGCGTCCGGCCGGTCCGGGTCCTCCAGGAACGCGGACTTGATCGTGTCGAACGCAAACGACAGTTCGGCAATGCGGCCAGCCTTGACCAGCCGGTAGACCTTTTGGGCCATGTCGTCGTCATCGAACTCGGCCGTGATCTTGAGGCCGCGCTCATCCTCCTCGGCCTCCAGCACCGCGCCGATGTTCATGTTGGGATCGGTCATGTTGTGGCCATAGAGCAACGGGATGGTCCGGCCGGACTTACGCCACTCGGCCAGCGTGTTGGCAAACGCTCCCTTGACGACGATGTCCCCGTAGGAGTCCACGTTCCCGAACACGGACGCGTAGGCCCTCATCTGTCCGGGCTTGAGTCCCGCCTCCGGCCCTGCCTTGATCTGGCCCAGGGTGATGTTCTTGATGTCCATATCAGAGTTCGTCCTCCAGGGCCTTGATGTCGGCGGCCGTTCCGCTCTTGTCATTGTCCGACGCCTTGGCGTCATCGTCTGGAGGCTGGTCCTCCGTCGTGTCGGACTCATCGGGTTGGTCGTCGCCGTTGTCGCCGGGGTCCGGCGGTCCGGCGGGGATCTCGTCGGGATCTCCTCCGTTGTTCGCGTTGTTGAGCGGCTGGTTGAGTTCGTCGCCACCCTCCACCGACGGGTAGCTCAACCGAGCGCGGAACTCGTTGGGGGTGAGGACCGGGCCGCCTACCGCGGTACCGGCCACCTGGATGGTCTCCTCAAACGTCCCGTTCGTCCGGCTCTCGGTGTCGAACGTGATGATGGTCTTGCCGTCCAGCGGGATCTCCAACGCCGTGAGGAGGCACTTGGTGAGCCGCTGGGAGACCTGCTCCAGGAGCGGGCCGAGCGTCTCCCCGTACAACATCCGGCGGAACTCCCGGACGTTGGAGTAGTTCGCATTATCGAGAATGCCCACCATGGTGGGGTTGATGTAGTAGGCCGCCGCCACCTGGGTGAGGGAGAGCTTGGTGGCCTCCACAAACTCCTCCTCATGGGCGGAGAACCCCACTCGCTTGAGTTCCATCCCGTCCTCCAGGACCGGAACGCCACCAGCCTGGGAGCCGGTGTCCCCGGCCCAGGCACTCTTGAAATCGCGCTTGAACTTGGTACGGGCCTCCGGCTCCCACTTGGGAGCGTCGGCCGAGCGCGTGAGGTAGGTACCGACCCGGCCGCCGCGCTTCCAGAGCTGGGACCGGAACGCCACCGCGTGGATCTGCTCCGAGAGGTTGCCCTTGAGAGCGGTGATGGGGGAGACGCCAACGCGCGCGTCCACCGGATTCCATCCGTGGAAGTGGATGAGGTTCTTGCTCGGGACGGTCGCCGTGGCCACGTCCTCGGGATACTTGACCACCCAGTTGTCCACGGTGTACGCGTTCAGGCCGGTCCCGGCTTGCATCCAGATCGGCCGGAGGGTCCGGGTCTCGGGGACCTTGACGCCATCACGGTCCTCCATGAGCACGGTGACATACGCGTTGTCATAGAGCGCGATGTCACCAATGACCCCCTCCAAGAACTCGTAGATGGTCTGGTCCTTGTTCGGCTCCGCGATCCACTTGGCCAGCGGGCCGGTGGTGATCTGTTTCCGAGATCCGTCCGGCTGGACCTTGTACGCGGCCAACCCGAGCTGGGCCACGTTACGGGTCAAGAACCCGATCACCGTCCGCAAGTGCGGCTGCTCTCGCCAGAGATCATCCGCGCTCTTGCCCTCGGTCATCTCGTAGAGGTAGTCCAGGATCGGCCAGGACGTGACCGTGGTGTTGGCGTTGGCGTCCGAGGACCTCCACGGACGTATCCAGTCCATCACTCCCACGGCGGGGCCTCCTTAGAGCATTTCAAAACTGGCCCCTTCATCGTATGCGGACCTCTGGGTCTCGGGGACCGGCTGGTCATGGAGCCAATCCGCTTGAGCACACGATACAAGGGGACTGGCGTCCGAGCGTGAACCCCGGCGATCCAGGAACCACGCGTCTCCGGCGGTCTTGGCCATGGTGTTACGGATCGACTCACCCAATAATGGCTGGCCACGGTGGACGATTATGGGGTGTTCGGGGTCCTCAACATTGACCACGCGGCTGTAGAAATTGCCCGAGGACTCGGCCAACATGGGGCCGGTCAACTCCACCACGTCAATCCCGGCCTCCCGGAGCGGCTTGATGAGCGCCGAC